GTCACAAAGAAAAAGAAAGATATTTTAGAAAAGTACTTGAAAGATGGTTATGGGTTTGATATGATACCCCATGAAATAGTAGAAGAGTATGGAATCGCTGATGTACAGTCAACTTATGAAGTAGCTGTAAGTCAAGCAAAACAGGAGGGTAAAAGCATTGAGCAAATTGCAGCCTACAATGTACCTGTCTTTTGAGGTAACTAGAGTTCTAGCAGAAATGGAAAAGAATGGTATCAAGATAGATCGCCAATCTTTAGAGTCTGTTAAACAGGAGTACACCTTAGAGGCTAACGAATTAGAAAGATTTCTTAATGAAGAGATTAAGAGAGTTATGGGAGATACCCCTATTAACTTAGCTAGTCCAGAAGATAGATCAAGACTTCTATTTTCTAGAGGAGTTAAGAATAAGAAAGCTTGGGCTCAGACCTTTAATTTAGGGTATGAGGTTAGAGGTAATACAAAGAAACCTAAACGCAGAACACGAATGTCTGAAATTCAATTTAAAAGAGCAGTAGCTAATGGCACTATAATACAATACAGAACAGAAGCTAAAAGGTGTGATATATGCAGTGGTTATGGAAGGGTGTCTAGGAAAAAGAAAGATGGCACTTGGGGTAAAGTAAGATTTATCTGTAAACCCTGTGCAGGAAAAGGTATAAGATATATCCCTACAAATGATATAGCAGGATTTAAATTACCTCCTGTTAACATAATGTCCTGTAGCACTCAAGGATTTAAAACAGATGCAGACGCACTTTCGCTATATAGGGAAAGAGGTAACGAAGAGGCTTTTATTTTTATTGAAAGATACCTAAGATTCAATGCAATAAAAACCTACCTTAAAACTTTCGTAGAAGGTATAGAAAAGAATTTAGATTACAGTGATCGCATACATCCTCAGTTCATGCAGTGTGTGACTAGTACTGGTAGGTTATCTTCTAGGAGTCCTAACTTCCAGAACATGCCTAGAGGTAAGACTTTCCCAGTCCGTAGGGCTGTAGTATCTCGATTTGAAGGGGGTCATATCCTAGAGGGAGATTATGCCCAGTTAGAATATAGGGTAGCAGGTTATTTAAGTAAAGATAATCATGTTTATTCAAATGTCAAGGGGGGCGTAGATGTCCATAACTTGACTGCTACAATTATAACTGGTAAAGATAAAGAAGATATAACAACAGAAGAAAGGCAAAATGCAAAAGCACATACCTTTGCTCCTCTGTATGGGGCTACAGGGATGGGATTGCCTGAGCATATACATAGATACTATTCTGAGTTTACAGATATATATCCTCAGATAGGAGAATGGCATTTAGAGTTGGCTAAACAGGCTTTGAAATATAAGTTTGTCAGCCTTCCGTCAGGTAGGGAATACAGATTTCCCTATGTAAAAAGAACAGCTAGAGGTATAACACATGCCACTAGCGTAAAGAATTATCCTGTACAGGGTTTTGCTACCGCAGATTTACTTCCGTCTGCACTTGTCGAAACTTCTAAGGATTTTAAAGATAAAAACTTTAAATCCTTGATTTGTAATACAGTACATGATAGTATAGTAGTGGATGTACATCCTGATGAACATGATCAAGTAATTGAGAGTGTCAAAGAGTGTATGCTTTCCATACCCCAGCAAGCCAAGAGAAGGTGGGGAATAGAATATGATATGCCAGTAGGCATTGAAATTAAAATCGGAAGCAACTGGCTGGATACTAAAGAAATTTTTTCAAATTAATGCTTGCATTACTTTAGAATCCTGTTTATAATAGTGTTAAGTCAACTCATAAGGAGTAAAATATGACGCAATTAGCAACAAACGAGAATACAGACCTCGTAATTCCAGAAAATCTGGATAAAGTTTCTGTAGATCAACTAGCAGAATTGATTGGTCAAAGAGAAGATAAGCCTGAGGGTGGAGATTCTCTGGCTAGACTATCAATTAATCATGCACCAGAAGATGATGAGGGTAACACCTTACCTAGAGGGCAGTTTGCTTTATACGATCCTTCAACAAGGGAGAAAGTATTTGGTAAAGAAGTTACCTTTAGAATTTTCATTAGAAGGTTTATGTATAGCTTATGGGATAATGAGCAAGGTGCCTATTCAGTTCGCACTACGCAACAAGCCAAGCTTAACGATCAATTTCCTGATACTGAGGGAGGCTTCAAATGTGGTAAGCTAACCAAAAATGAGATTACGGAAATTGGTTTAGATAGCCCAGAAGCTGCTGCATCAGCACTTGTTAAATGTAATCAAGTTCTGTATGGTTTAGTAACAATAGCAGATGGCAAGACTGCCTCTGGCGAAGATAAGCCAGTGGAAAATGTTCCTGTAGTATTTTATGGAAAAGGCTCAAGCTACAATGCAATATCTCAATACTTTAGGGATGTTGATAAGAAGAATTTACTTTCTCCTAATGTAGTAGCTAAAGCTCATTCTATAAAGCATAAGAATGGAGCTACCATTTATTATTCAACTAACTTAACTATTTCTGATACTGTGGATTTATCCAAAGACGATAGAGAGCTTTTAGTAGCTTTCGCAACTAGGATAAACTCTTACAATCTCCGAGTATCAGGAGAGCATGCTGAAGCTAGTAATGGCGACAGCATTGATGCCATCGACCTTGCTGCTGTCGAGGCATAATGAGTGATATTCAAGTACTTATACAAGATTTCTTGAGTAGAGCTACGAAGGGGGAGGCTGAGATGCCTCCTTCTTTAATTGAAGATTTCAAGGAAGCCTGTGGTCAAGCTTTAGAGAAGCAATTCTCTAGAGAGCCAAGAGAGTTTCGCCTACGCCTATCTGGAATAGGGAAACCTGTATGTCAACAGCAATGTGAACAGCTAGGCTACCAGCAGTCTTTCAGCTATAATGCTATCATGCGTTTTCTATTAGGCGACCTAGTAGAGGCTGCTTTGATATCCATTATGAAAGCGTCTGGAGTTAATGTAGAGGAGGAACAAAAGCCTACATCAATAACTTTAGATGATACAGAAGTTAATGGCACACTAGATGTCATTATAGATAAAAAAGTATTTGATATTAAATCTGCCAGTCCTTATGCTTTCCAAAATAAGTTTGGGGAATTTGGTGGATACCAAAAAGTAAAAGACGATGATCCTTTTGGATATGTCGTACAAGGTTTTTCCTACGCAGAAGGCGAGAACATGCCTTTTGGTGGGTGGATTGTAGTAGATAAATCATCTGGAGAAGTTACAGTATGTGAAGCTCCAGCTACTCAAGCCCAAGAAAAGAAAGAAGCACTAGAAGCTGCTACTGTAAATGTTCGTAAGTTAAAGAAAACTAAAAGAGTAGAAAAACAATTTAAAGCTACAGATGAGATAGAAAAGGGAGAACCTACTGGGAATAAACTCCTACCTAAAGAATGTGGTTTTTGTGGATTTAGAGAGAAGTGTTGGAAGCATGCGAAATATTTGCCTAAGCACACTTCAAGAGCAAAGAACCCTCCGTATGTATGGTATACTAAGGTAGTAAAAAATGCCCATACTTAAAACTCACAACCTAGCTATGGCAGACTTTAAAGAAAACAAGAATGTTTTTTATGTTTATCCTGATAACTACTCTCTTATAGGGGGAGACTCTATCATACAAGAACTAAGAAATAGTGACTTTGGAGTTCCTGTGTATACTAGCTTATCTAAAAGCCAGTCCTTTATCTATGAAAGAGGTATGGCTATGTTGGATGAGTCGATGGAGAAGATAAAATACCTACTAGATAGTAAAGCTATTGTATTTGTTTTAGTGAATAAATTTTATGATATAATTGATTATGACAATGCAGAAGAGTATCAAAGGAGCATTATAGATGAAATAAATATTGTAATAGAGAAAGGACAGCCAAAAGGTGTCAGGATATAGATTACCATATAGATCAAAGTTTGAGATAAGAGTAGCTGCTGACTTAGGAAAGCGTAAGGTAGCATTTGAGTATGAGAAGACTAGCTTTGACTATGTTCCTAAGATAAGGAACTATACTCCAGACTTCTACCTACCAGAATCTAAAATATACATAGAGACTAAAGGAAGATTGACTACTAATGATAGAGTAAAACATTTATTAATTAAAAAACAATGGTCTGACCTTGACATTCGTTTTGTTTTTGTTAATGCTAAGAACAAGATATCAAGAACATCTAAGACTACATATGCAGATTGGTGTGATAGACATGAATTTATATGGGCTGAGGGTTTAGTACCTACGGAGTGGTTAAATGGCTGATGATGACGATTACAAGATAAAGTTTGAAAGAGACGAACAGGTGGACAAATTTTTAGAAGAATTAAACTTGAAAGAAGGTAATATGTATATTATATTAAGACCAGAAGATCAAGGTTTTGAAATAGTAGGTGCAGATTTATTGCCTAGTGATATGGACACTTTTACTGGAACGCAGATGTATATTCTATTTGCTGGTCTAATGCACTTGGCAACTTCTCAGCAAGATTTAGTTATGGAAACTGGTAACTTTATGATAAGTAATGAACTAGAAAAGAAAAGAAGAAGAGAATTAGAAGAGAAGGGAGATAATATTGTCGTATTCCCAAAAGACAAAAAAGACATTAACTAATTTTAAATATGATGAGCATGACACTATCAATGAGGTGTACAATCATATTGAAAGTACTTATGATGAGCACTATTCAAAGAATAAGTATCAAGCAACAGAATTTATCATAGATGCTGGGCATGGTGTAGGCTTCTGTCTAGGAAATATTATGAAGTATGCACAACGCTATGGTAAAAAAGGAAATAGGCAAGACAGAAGAAAAGACTTGCTAAAAATAATTCACTATGCTATAATAGCTTTATTTATCGATAACAAGGAGGTCTAAATGGCAAATGATAAGAAAGAGAGAGCTCGTACTGAGGATGGTAAGTTTCAGGCTGATAACCCTGATACACCAGATGTCAACGAAGCTTTTAAACCTGTAAAGTATTACCTTATGCAGGAAGGGTTAGCTAATACTATCTTGCAAAAACTTGCAGGGCTACCCTATGCAGAGGTAAGTGACATGTTGACAGCTTTCAGAGCTATGCAAAATGTTATGGTTGATCCAACTACCAAGACTATAATAGGTAACGCAGAAGATGATGCAGGAAAAACCAAAGAATAAGGCGACACTAGCTCAGTTTAGTGTTGAGCTTTCGCAAGATGGGAAAGTGTATCTTGAAAATAAGATTGTGAATCCTGATACTTTTAGAGAAGTGATGGATGAATGGAATCAAGATTATGAAGGTACACTGTCCTTGACCAATCTTTTAAGAGAATTTAGAAGAGAATTTGAAGACCTCAAAGAAAAGGATCATAAATTTCTAATATAGTAACTAAATGCTATCTAAGGCGTTTAGAGAGCCGTACAGTCAATCTACCTATCTGACATACTAAAGCACCCATAAAGGCTTAAAAACCTCTGTATGAGTACTTATAGGATTAATTTTTTTAAAAACAGCTACTGAGCTAATGGATTTTGACTATTATTAGATTTTTGTTCAAGTTGTTTAACTTTTTCTTCTAACACTAATAATTTCTCATTGAGAGGTGCTAAGTTAACACTTTTTTTAGTTTTAGCTTCTATCTGATCAAGTCGTAAATTAAATTGACCCCATGTATAGAACCCTCCACCTATTGCAGTGATGACCCCTATGATAGTGATGTACTGTTGAAGCTTAGGTAATAAATTTTTCATATCTTTCTCCTTATTTTTTGCCTACATAAAGACCAAACCAAGCTGCCCCTGCACCTACTATTACAGATACAAATGCTGATTGTGAATTGGTTGGGTCTGGTAAAGTCATAAACCACATGGATGTTTTGTAAAACATAACTCCATATAATGTAATAAGTATTCGTGGAAAGACTCTCCACTTATCAAAACCTTCGGCATCATTGTACCAAGACTTCTTTTCTACTTCTACGACTTTAATTTCTTCTTCTGCCATATTATCCTCCAAATAAATCTTCTGACTGTTCAGATACCATACCTGACAGTGTGTTTATATTACTACCTAGCATAACTCCATACCCTACATAATTATCATCTATAGTGACATCTGTATATATAGCTCTAGGCTCATACCATTCTGTAGGTTGGGGTATGCTCATATCTTGGTAGGTATCAAAACCAGGAAGGAAATTCATGTAGGCAAGTAATGTTGACTGACCTTCAGTATCATACTTACCAGATTCCTGTTCCTGTTGTTGTGATTGCTCTTGTTGTGTTCTTATATTACTAGCTACTATTTCTTCAGCTATTTGATCTGCTTCTGACGCAGTAACCATAGTACTAGTCATATCTTCTATCTGACCTTCCATTGTAGTCACTTGGACCTCAGCCATAACTACTGCAGGAGTATTTTCTACACTAGGCATAGGTACAATATTGATAGACTGTAAAACTGTATTTGTCTGTACCTGAGAAGATGCTATTTGATCTGAAATACTAGGAGAACTAGATACTGACATAGGAGATGACGATGACCCAGAACTGCTAGATGATACAGATACTGCTGTGCTAGTCTGTGTTGAAGTGCTACCAGTTATGTTGGGGTTTATTCTTTCTAATAGTGCATTAGTAGATGCTACTATTGATCTAATCCTATTTCTTTTTCTAGGCTTACTCTCATCTTCCACCTCTTCTGGTGTTATCTCATCTACAGCTTCGTCTAAAGATTCCTCTTCCTCTTCTATAGCTTCTTCCTCATCAAACACTTCTTCCCTACTCTCAGCAAACTGTTCAAACTCCTCCTCAAACTCTTCTTCAAAGTGCTCTTCAAAATGTTCTTCTATCTCTTCTATTTCTTCTTCTGTTAGCTCTTCTTCTATAGAGTGTAGTAAATCTTCATGTAATCTTTCTTCTATTACAATTTCAAATATATCTATGATTTCTGTATTAGTATAATCTTCTACAGGAATAAAATTTATTTCTTCTAAGTCTATTAAGAAAGAGTCTTCTGTGATTTCAAACGCATCATCGAAATGCATAAAATCCTCTGGTCCTATATTAAATTCTTCATCTTCAGTAAAGAATATATCACTGTCGAGAGCAGTAACATAGTGCTCACTACCGCCATCGTACCTATGAGTATCATCCTCAAAAATAATTGTTTCTGCGTATAAGTATTCATCTTCTTCATTAAATCCATAAAAATCCTCCTCTTCATCATATCCATACATCATAGTATTAGTTAAACCTGAACCATATAAATAGTCTTCTTCTTCAAAATCATCAGTTAAATCATAAACATCACACAATTCAGAGTAGGATGAATCGACTAAACATTCAGAAGAAAGATTGGTAAATGACTCATCAACTACTTCTGCTGTTGTTATACTAAAATCATCAGTGACAATGTAGGTTGTACTATTATTGTCTTCATATCGCATATGGGTAACGGCTTCATTATTTCCCTGTACACCTATGGTAATATCATGGTTCTGGATACGTAGCTCATCATACCTAAAAGATATTTCATTAGTAGTTTCATATA